TACAATAACCGCAAACACAACAGTATATTGCACACCAGTTGCATACAAAAGTTAAGTTTTATAAATAAAAATAAAAGGGGTTAAGGGAAATGAAATTAATCACAGAAATCTATGACGAAGATTGTCAGGTAATCACAGAAGCAAATGAAGATGGTAAAAAGAGTTATTTTATCGAAGGTATTTTCATGCAAGGCGATTTGAAAAATCGTAATGGCAGAGTATATCCTTCTGATATTCTTGAAAAAGAAATGGCACGTTATCAAAAAGACTTTATATCTACAAAGCGCGCATTAGGAGAATTGGGACATCCAAACGGACCACAAATTAATGGTGATCGTGTTTCACATTTGATAACAGAAATGAAGCGTGATGGTTCTAATTTTTATGGTAAAGCAAAAATTCTTTCTACACCAATGGGCGAAATTGTAAAGACCTTCATTGATGAAGGTGTTAAAGTTGGCGTTTCAACACGTGGTCTAGGATCAGTGAAGCAAACCAAAACTGGTATCATGGAAGTTCAAAATGATTTCCATTTGGCAACTGTTGATGTTGTCACTGACCCATCTGGACCAGATTGTTTCGTCAATGGTATTATGGAAAATACCGATTATTACCTAGATAATGCTGGTAATTGGAGAGTTGCGGAACAGATAGCAGAAACTATCAAGGAAGTAAAGAAAGAATATAAAACAACGGTCAAAAAAATTGATGAAAAAAAAGCATTAAGAATTTTTGAAGCGTATATTCAATCTCTGCGTTAAGAGAAAAACTAACTATTATAAATAAGATTATGTAAAGTAATAATCCAATAAAAAGGAGAAACAACATGGCAAATGGAAAAGACTTAAAGGCGGTTACTGATATAATAGATGATGATACCATCTATGATACCGCTGATGTAGTTACACCTGCTGGTGGAGCAATTAAAAAGCGTAAAGCAGACGTTAACAAAACTGTAGATGCAAAAGCAGACACAGTTAAAGAAGAAGCAGTTAAAGAAGAAGCAGATGAAGAAGAAGATTCTATCGAAGAAGTTTCTGAATCATTTGCAGATTTGTTTGAAGGAACTGACCTTTCAGAAGACTTCAAAGAAAAAGCACAACTTGTGTTTGAAGCGGCAGTGAATGAAGCGGCAAGAGCAAAAGCGATTAAAATTGCAGAATCACTTGAAGAAGAATTCGAAACAAACCTAAATGAATCTGTTACAGAGTCAATGGATGCAATAATTGAAAATCTAGATGCTTATCTAGATTACATTGTTGCTGAATGGATGGAAGAAAATGAAGTTGCTATTGAATCCGGCGTTAAAGTCGAAATGGCAGAATCTTTCATGGAAGGTCTAATGTCTCTATTCAGTGAGCATAGAATTGAAATTGACGAAGAAACTGTTGATGTTGTTAATGAATTGGAAGGAAAACTTTCCGAATCAAATCAGTCACAAAACACCTTGATGCACAAAAACATCGAATTGAGTGAAGAAATTGCTGCATTAAAAGCAGAAAAAGTATTCAACGCTGTTTGTGAAGATTTGACAACATCACAAAAAGAAAGAATGAAAATTCTTTCTGAAAAACTAGACAATGATGATATTGATGCTTTCAAAAACGATCTTGAAACATTGAAAGAATCTTTCTTCAAAAAAGAAACACCTGTTATTTCAGAAGAATTTGCGGAAGAAGAAGAAATCCTAACGGAGGATACTAACTTCAAGCAACGTGTTTCTGAATATGATTCAGTTAATGCAATCGTCGCTGCAATCAACGCAAAAAACAAGAAATAATAGAGAAAACTAAGTTTTTATAAATATAATTAATAAAAACAACAATAACACAAGGAGAGACACAAATGAATCTATCTAACGATCAGATAATTAATAAGTGGGGTCCACTTTTGGAGCATGATAGTTTTGCGCCAATTGAAAACTCACACAAAAAATCAGTTACCGCAACTATTTTGGAAAATACTGAAAAGGCGCTTAAAGAAGGCACATCCTTGTCAGCATCTTCCTTGTTGATGGAAACACCTTCTAACGCTGCTGGTACTGGTGGTTTTGGTGGTTCAGCAACTGCAACTGGTCCAGTAGCAGGTTATGACCCTGTTCTAATTTCACTAGTGCGCCGTTCTATGCCAAACCTAGTTGCGTATGACATTGCTGGTGTTCAACCAATGACTGGACCAACTGGACTAATCTTCGCAATGCGTTCAAAGTATGCATCACAGTCTGGTGACGAAGCATTCTACACAGAAGCAAACACATCATTCTCTGGTACTGGTACTCACTTGGGTTCACCAATTACCGCAGATGCTGCTAACACTTCACTATTCGACACAGGTACTGGCATGTCCAATGCTGCTGCCGAAGCACTAGGTTCAACTGGTGATGCATTTGCAGAAATGGCATTCTCAATTGAAAAAGTTGCAGTAGAAGCAAAATCACGTGCGTTGAAAGCAGAATACACCACTGAACTTGCACAAGACCTTCGTGCTGTTCACGGTCTAGACGCAGAAACTGAATTGGCAAACATCTTGTCAAGTGAAATTCTTGTAGAGATTAACCGCGAAGTTATCCGTACAATCTACAGCAATGCTGTTACTGGTGCGGTCGCAACTGCAAACGCTGGTGTGTTTGACCTTGACGTTGACGCAAACGGTCGTTGGAGTGTTGAAAAGTTCAAAGGTCTTATGTTCCAAATTGAACAAGAAGCAAACGCAATCGCAAAAGCAACCCGCCGTGGTAAAGGTAACATCATCGTTTGTTCCTCAGACGTTGCATCCGCACTACAAATGGCAGGTGTTCTAGATTACACCCCTGCTTTGAATAGCAACAACCTAAACATTGACGACACAGGCAACACCTTTGCAGGTATCCTAAACGGTCGCTTCCGTGTTTACATTGACCCATATGCAGGTAATAACTACCTAGTTGTTGGTTATAAAGGTTCAAGCGCATTCGATGCTGGTATTTTCTACTGCCCATACGTGCCGCTACAGATGGTTCGTGCGGTTGGTGAGAACTCCTTCCAACCAAAAATCGGGTTCAAAACTCGCTACGGCATGGTTTCTAACCCATTTGCAAAAGGTGCTGCACAAGGTTCTGGCGCATTGGAAGCAAACAGCAACGTTTACTACAGACGTGTTCGCGTAACCAACCTAATGTAATAAAAAAATCTGGAACCAACCAGATCAACTAAG